TGTAGAATTTGTTCCGACAACTTCGGAACACAACATGGAGGTTATCATGCCTGGCCGTTCTCGCTTTACTGATCTTCGGACTAAGACTCCCGCGGTTTACAAAACATCGTATTACCCAACGGGACCTCAAGGAATGGACGCTCCTTATAATGCGCCTACCCTTTTCTGGGGTGGTGGTTATGAGGGCGGCTACAAGGAGATGGATGATTTCGTCACTCCTGGCTTTCGTAAGAAAGTTAGAAGAGGTGATATCGTCTGTTCTCCGATGGCGATCACGCGCTATAAGCGCAGCGGTACGACCAATACCTTTTGGGATTCGGGCATCCTATACAATAACCAAGGTAGTCATATTGGTGATGTATGGGGGCGCGTTACCCTATCAGGTGATGTAATTGGCATGGCCACAGCTGGTGTTACGGAAGTTGGTGATCCTTTAGGGAGCGATCTGTGGAATACGATCGATCTCGGTGACATTGCATTGATTAAAGCTTATGCAAAAATGTCACAGGCACCTATCCTCACCGGGGTCCAAATCAAAGAACTTGATGAGACCTTGAAAATGCTGCGGCACCCCTTTAAGAGTGGATTGCGCTTAGCATCGAAGATGCTGATGCAAAAGAAACTCTTAAAGAAGATGAAATCTGCGTCTTCAGCCATTAGTGATTTATGGCTGGAGTATCGTATGGGATGGCGGAATGTTATCAGGGACTGTGACACTGTCCTTGAGCAGGCTGCCAAACTTAGCGTGCAGATTTCTTCAACTTACCATGTTGCCCGTGGTTCCGAACATCTACTACGTAATAAAACAGTAGAGTTCGACCACACTGGGTACGGAACGTGGTCTACGCTTCGTGCCCGTGGGCTCGTTGATTATGAGTATAATCAACGGGGTGATGCTGGAGTGATCTACCGTCTCAAGTCAGAGACCCTAGCAGATCAATTGTTAACCGCACTTGGCCTTCGGGTAAGTGATGTGTTACCAAGCGTCTGGGAAGCTCTCACTCTGTCGTTTGTTGTGGACTGGTTTGTCAATGTCGGTGACTGGCTTCAGGCTATTTCGCCTGACCCAAATATTGTTATTTTGGGTAACTGGGTTACAACCGTAGAACAAAAGAGGTGGAAAATTTATAACCTCTCGCTTCTACAACCAGTTAATTCGCCAGGGGCATTTGTCGGAGACATATTTCGGGTATTGCCAGGAGAGGTTCTCGAAGAAGAGGATCATGTCCAGCGATACACTGACCGAACAGTCCCATCCACGCCAAAGTTGACAGCGACTTCACTGTCAACTTTGCATTCTCTAGACAGTCTAGGACTCGTACAGCAGCGTATTGTATCACTGCTTAGAGCTTTCCGACACTAGTCTTAGAAAAGGAGATTAACTCATGACATTGAAAAACATGTCTCTGCTCGCTTCCGCAACGGTATCCGCTTCCGGTGGCTCTGCCCTCGCTTTCGTGGACAATGGTGTCACGATTGCAAATGGTGTTCAGATTTGCGCGTCTGGAGATACAGATTTCCAGACACGTCGTCTTGTTACTGCAAAATACAAGGCGCCGGCGCTAAATCAGAAAACGAACACCTACGGGAAAGACAAGAAAAGTCTTACTCTTGTCAAACCCCTTGTACTCTCCTCGGGTGTAGTTGTTTTTCAAACCCTGAGAATCGAGAGAGAAGTTCATCCTTCACAGGCGGCAGCAGATAACCTCGAAATGAATAAACTCGGGGCTCAACTGCTGATCGATACTGATCTGGATAACTTCTGGGCAACTGGTTCCTTGTCTTAAGGGACCGGGAATCCTCACTAAAACCATTGGAGGATATATGAAAAGAGCCGTTAAGAAGCTGACCGAAAATTATTCGGTCGATCATATGATGTCGCAGATTGCAATTCATATGATTAAGGATTTCCGTGAAAATCTAGCGGACAACGATTTTTGTAGTAGTCAATTTGATTTATTAAGATCAAATGACATTAAATCGTTTAGGCAGATTCCGACGCAGTTGACTTACCATGAAGATCCGTACACTTTTAAGTGTCGGTACCAGATTGAGAGTCTACTGAAGAGGCACAGGTATCAAAATGATACCTATACAGACAAAGAGTTAGTTGATAAGGCGATTTTTGCCTATAACGACACTCAGAGTCGACTCAAGCTTGTAAATCTTGATGATCTCAGTACAGATACTGGGATTGTCTTGAGTCTTGCTAGGGTTTATGCATCTAGAATTTTAGGTGCATACTGCGATGAAGAACATCGTAGCCTCTGTCGATTCGGAAAGCGGGCATCAATAGGTATCCCAGCGCGTAAAGCCTGTGAAGGAGAGCGTTGGGAACCACCTATGTCTGGTTCTCGCGAGCAAATTTCTTGGTTTGACTCAGAAATGAGTCAAATACCGCAGGTCCAGGAATACTGGTCTGCGCGTAAAGGAAGTGATCGTGCTGAACGATCCACCTACCAAGAAGTGAACTCCCTTAAACTGACGTTAGTCCCTAAAACGTTTAAGTCTCTTCGTTCAATCATGCCTAATACTACTATAGGAAGTTACCAGTCCTATGGTTTAGGCGAGATGATTAGGAAGAGGCTTAAGAGGCATGGATTCGATATTCGTACGCTCCAAGAGCGTCACCGGATGTTGGCCATGAAGGCTTCAGTTAACGATTTATTTGTTACTGCGGACCTTTCCAGTGCATCTGATTCTATTACAGATGCATTGGTGCGTCGTATTCTGCCTAGTGATTGGTATGATATCCTCTCACGAAACAGGATTTCGACGGTTGTGTTACCTGATGGCTCAGAATGCGAAAGTTTAACTTTTTGCACAATGGGTATCGGGTACACTTTTCCTCTACAAACGTTAGTGTTCCTGAGTTTACTAAAGGCTATTGAAGCGTTTAATTACAAACGTTTCGACAAGCGTACAATCTCTGTATACGGCGATGATATGATTTATTCATCTCGTATGCATGAGCAAGTTGTATATCACTTTAGTAATTTAGGCTTCGTGATTAATATTGATAAAACCTTTCACGAAGGCCATTTCAGGGAGTCCTGTGGTGGTGATTACTACCACGGGGTGGACGTTCGACCTTTCCAACCTAGGACTGGTCAATCTCATGTAGGTCGAAAGACTTACGAAGCCATGCTCTACAAAATGATCAACGGGCTGCTACGCCGTTGGCCTGAGCATGAGGTGCAAGGGACATTGAACTTCCTTTACGCCGAGGTGAATCATTTGGGAACAGCACTACGTGTTGTTCCTGCAGATTTCCCTGACGATTCTGGAGTTCGTTGTTCTCCCCACGACCTGAGGACAAAATTCTCAGATCCTCGCTTTTGCAAACCAAAGCATTTAGGCAGTGGTCTGTATCGATTTTCGTTTCTCAGGTTCATACCTGAATTACGAAAGGAAGACAGACATGAGCCTTATCTTTGGAATGCTTTGCGCGGTGGCAGCTCTCACGTTATGGATTATAGCGGAGAGCAATCACAGTGGGCGAATACCGCGATACAAGAGCTTATTACTACTCTTGTTGGTATTCGCGGCGATTCTTCTCTCCTTATATGGAGGGAAGATCGTCATCGCACCGCCGGACGGCGTCGAAGTAACAGCCGCCGGAGCTTGAGACGTTTAGCAGCGTACGTTACCATAGGACATACCGGTACGTACCAACGTCAGTCGGGGGTCTCGGGTTTCGAGACCCACAGATAGAGAGGTTCT